AATTGTTAATAACTTATGAAAATAAAGTACAAAACAGTTTCCGGTGTAGGCTAGAATGCTTATATTTATACTATAAATAACACATTAACACTAACTAAACCTACCTACTATGAGCAATCAACTAATCAACACTACAGACATTCACACAGTAAATCACATTGCAAGCTACACATCTGGTAAATTCAGAATGGTAGTTAAATGTAGAGCTGGATTCATGACCGTTGTAGATTGTAGAGACTTTGATAATGTAGCTATAATGAAGAATCCTGCACAGGCAATCAACAGTTACAAAAAAGGAGTTCTACACACTGTAGAGTTTTGTCCAGAAGGATTAGATTTCTATGTTACAGTATTTGCTAAGAAAGGTAAGAAAATCGTATTTATCGACGAAACCATCTTGGCTAGTCTAACTGTAGCAGATATTAATAATGGTTGGGAGAATACAAACTTGTATAGCCAAACACAATATAAGGCAGTTAATGCTAAAACTTGGGCTGATAATGCTTTCGTTTCAAATACACATCCTGAAGATGCTATCTATTTCTTAGATATTAACGAATAGTACATTCGAAACTGTTAATAACTTATGAAACTAAATGATCAAACAGTTTCCGGTTAAGAATAGAATGCTTATATTTATACTATAAATAACACATTAACACTAACCTTACCTACCTATATTATGAAAGACATTTTCACAACACAAATCGTAGAGTTACTTCCAAAATTCAAAACACCAAGATGTAAGAGAGGTGGAGACTTCAGCAAATACCTAGTACATAAGATAAACAAAGTCAACGTAGTCGCAATCAATTTAGGTACGTTCCGGTTATATACACTTCGAATCTCACAATTGCGACCAACTAACCCAATAATATAGACTGTTAATAACTTTCGAAACTAAGTTGCAAAACAGTTTCCGGTTTAACATTTAATGCTTATATTTATACTATAAATCAATAACAACTTAACCTTACCTACCTACATTATGACAAAGAAATTCGGAAATTACGCAGTACATTTAAACGGTCACAATCTAATCACAATCACTAGAGATGGAATGACTATACATGGTGAATCAGTTAAGCCTGCTGAAACAGGATCACGATTCGAAGAACTATGCGATGCTGCAGATAAGTACAATCAGAAACAATCTAAACTATAATCATTATGATCGATCTATTCAAAGACTTCGCAAAGGCCATCAAAGAAGATCCAATCGAGGCTACACAATCGTTAATCGTAGCAGTCAGTATAATTGGAGCATATTGGCTACTTATCGTTCTAATACACATGATCGGATAATCGATCACACTAACAATCACGTACACATAACAATAACCAAATACCTACATTATGACAAAAACAGTTTATTTATCACCAACCACTATCAAAGGAATCAAGACATTATTGGACACAGCAGACAATCAGTATGCATGGCCAAATGATGATAGATACGCTAGACTTTGCGATGTAGCCCTTAAGAATGGGAATGCGGTTAAAGTTACTTGTGTAGATGATATACTAAGGTATGGTACTGCAAAGATCGAATCAATTCAGACAGGTACGTCAATAGTTAAGGACTTTCCAGAACTTACGGCTACTCAACTTAACGTGATACCGTCAGACTTACCAAAGGAACAGTTAGAGCTTATGTCATTCATATCGAGCTCAACTAGCCTAAGACCAAAAACACTCAAAATGACAGACCTCAAATGGAAATATTTGGTTAGGTCAGCAATGAGAGCAAAAAACATACTAATGACTGGACCAGCAGGTTGTGGAAAGACAATGGCTGCAAAGAGTCTAGTTAGCGCATTAGATAGACCAGACTTCTACTTCAATTTAGGAGCAACACAAGATCCTAGATCTACCCTTATAGGTAACACACACTTTAATAAGGAAGATGGTACTATCTTTGCACAAGCACACTTCGTTACTGCAATTCAAACTGAGAATGCGGTCATATTATTAGACGAACTATCAAGAGCTCATCCCGATGCACATAACATACTAATGACTGTGTTAGATGAAGGACAACGCTACTTAAGATTAGATGAAGCAGAAGGTAGTCCAACCATTAAGGTAGCAAAAGGAGTTACGTTCATAGCAACAGCCAACATAGGTAATGAGTATACCGCAACTAGGGTAATGGATAGAGCATTACTAGATAGGTTCATTATCGTTGAAATGGATGTATTGAATGAAGACGAAGAATTTGAGTTACTTAAGATGATATATCCTAAGGTAACAACAGACAATCTAAGAAGTATCGCAAACATAGTAGGTGGTACACGTTTAGAACTAATGGCTGAATGTCCACGTATCAGTACACACATCAGTACAAGAGCTTCGATAGAGATGGCCAGTCTGATGTACGATGGGTTCACAATCGAAGAGTCTGCTGAAGTTTGCATCTATCCTCAATTCGATGGTGCAGGCGGAATAGATAGCGAAAGAACGTTCGTTAAGCAATTAGTTCAAAAGCACGTTATACTAGAAGGACATGAAACCTTCGATCAAGATAATTCGGCAGACGCTCTATTCAGCGCTGCAGATATACGCAATGCATAGTAGGTATGTAGGTTAGAGAGTACCCCAACTGTTATACTAAATAATTAGTTGTAAACAGTTGGGGAATTCTTTATTTTAAAGAGGCCTTAAGCAATTTTTATAGCATGGTGCTTTTTGTACAAATATGAGCAACATACCCCGTACATCTAGGTTCCACCTAGACCAGTTAAGGGTCATCCTAACAACACTAGACAACAGTAATATGAAAATATACATAGCATTAACAGAGATAAACGAGGTAGTCGGAGTATACTCAACCATAGAGTTAGCTAAGGCCGCATTATTAGCAGACTCATTCTATTCAGATTGGGACGATATCAAATTTGAATGTAACATATTAGAAAGAACATTAGATGAATAAGACAGCAGAAGAACTATTAGATCAGGTCGACTATATATCCCAGGATGGGGATACGGTTAGTATCGATGAAGGCCTAATCCACGAGACCATGGAAGCATATGCTAACCAGAAAGTAATCGAGGAATTGGAAAATCAGATGGATTTAGCAGAGGTTGGCAATTCATATGTTAGACTACGGGAAAGAATAATTAAACTAAAACAAGACTAAGATGGAACACCCAAAAAAAGAAGGAAGCTATGTGTGTAGAATGAGTAACGGCTACATCAAGTTGTGCTACTACACAGGTACAGAATGGTTAGATATGTGGGAAACTACATTGAAAGGTGAAGTAATTAGATGGATGGAAATCCCTAACGAACTAAAACAAGACTAAGATGAATGAATCACAAACGATAACTTTAGACATTTCAGATAGCGACCTTAAATCACAAGTTGAGAGGTATGCTAAACAAAGAGGTGTAGAGGAGCTAGAAAATGCCATAGATATGATTGACAGTATGTATGATGGTTTTATTGTGGAGGAAATTGCAAAAGCATTGAATCAAAGAATCAAAGAACTAAAACAAGACTAAGATGAAGAAGAAAAATGACTTGTTTGAATGGTGCGTAGCTTCAATATTGGCAACTGGGGTGTTTTATTTGGCGATACTATTTTTAAACAACTAAAACAAGACTAAGATGAAGGCTAAGCTAAAGGAAAGACTACAGTGTAGAGGATGTAAGGTACCTTATTGCGATGCCTTATGTACAGACCTTAGCGATGAGCAGATCGATTGGATCATGGAATTAGCTAACCAACTGGTCATAGAGGAGTTGGAAGCTATCGAGGCAAAGTTTCCTTATAACTGCGCAATTGAAGATTATGGCTGGATATGGGTCGACTTAAAGAATAGGATTGCAGAACTAACTGAGAATAAGATGGAACAAGACTTACCGCTAGTTATCGAAGACTTCAGAATAGGATTCGAATACGAGGAGTTGCAGCTAGATAGTAACAGATACCTAAACAAAGGAATGATTTGGGTAAAGAAGGTCTATGGGTTCAGCAGCCCTCGACTTCATAAGATGAACGTACTACTAGATGAAGGCAAATTAAGAAACATTATAAAACAAAAATAAGATGAGCAAACGTAAATTTATTAAATACACAGTATTAACGATATGTGGTAGTCATGCAATTGCGATAACATTAATTTGGGCAATTGAAAAGATCACGTTATATACGTATAACTAATGGAATATTATGAAGAAGGTAAAAATAGAACTGCAAGATATATGGGACGCGACCCGTCCAGCAGTACATCGTAGCAAGAAAAAGTATACTCGAAAGGGTAAGCATAAACAGAATAAAGAAGACAAATCATGAAAGATCAATACGTAATCATAGACCTTAGGACCATGGACTTCATGAAGAGTAAGGGCGGACACATCAACTACTACGATACATCAGACGAAGCGGCTGAAACCTGTGGTATGTATGAATTTGAGAATGCATGGGTTTGTAAGTTAGTGTATAACCATATAGAGCAAGACTAAGATGAAGTACTACGTAAGATTATTTATCAATAGCACGTATGAGGTAGTAAGCTCATTGGACGGCGAAAGCATATATCAAGGCACCATATCAGACTGCAACGCTTGGTTACAGCTGCATGACAGAGGATATTTTAACTAGACAACTATGACAAGAATAAACGTAGGTATACCGCCAGCTGAATTAGTTAATAAACACTTACTAGCTGAGCATAGAGAAATTAAGCGAATACCAAATTGTGTTGCTAATGGTAAATATAATATGGATGGAATTCCAGACAGATTTAAACTAGGCACCGGGCACGTTAAATTCTTTTATAATAAGCTATTGTATCTTAGGAAGAGATATGTTATCATATATGAAGAATGCATTAAACGGGGTTTTAATGTGCAAAATTATATTGAAGCTTGGAATGATGTACCCGAATATCTAATGAATGATTACGAAGTTAGATCAAATGATGCAAAAATAATTAGAGAAAGAATAAACGAAAGACTAAACAAATAAGAACATTTTTAAATAAAGCATATGACAGAGGATATTTTAACTAAACAGGACTAAACATGAAACACAAGTACTACATTAAAAAACAAACATTGCGAAACGGTACGGACCGATATGCCGCATACGTTGGTACCCAGGACGGTACATCATTATTTAAGCGGTTCATCCGCATGATCACCTTCACATCTCCAACCATCATCAAAAGCATTGGCTTTAAGGGTTTAGTTTGGTACGAAGACGATCCAACATATTTCGATACAATTGATTTAGCTAAGAAGGCAATTGATGTACACAAGTACAAAACTGACGATAGCTATTGGAAGCAAGTCGAATTTGAAATGGCATACGACGTCCAAGATGATCTATCCGTTACATTGAAAATTAACAACTAACATACACTAATATGAAAGCAAATTTATATTACACAACCCCAGATCAAGCTGTTTTTGACGAAGTCATGGCAAATTCTATTTGCATTTGGGAAGAGAACCATTCCGACGAATATGGATATGTCACTGAAAAGGTGAAGTACATCAAGGACGTCAATAACGTTGAAAACAATATGATGGTCGTTATATCACGCTTTGACATGGGTAACCAAATACTACTGAGTAGCAAATTATGTGCGGAAGCACGGTTAGCTATTTGTGAACGGTTAACCGCATGTGGTATGCCTGATCATTTCAACGTATTCATGCAAGACCAGTAGCATCGTGAGACGCTAACGATCGAGGGTTATTGTAATACCTATAAGATAGACCTGCCTGGAATCTGTCCTGGTATGGCGGTCTCCGCTTAGGTTATTATCGGTGGGCGATTGCGAAATAAGTTGACGAATGTTTTACCATGTCAATTTTATTGCTTATATTTACATATAATAATTAAACACACACATTATGCAAAACAAATTTACAATAGGTTATCTACGAGGCGAGATTTATCGCATGCCGTTTCATATGAACGAAAGTTGGAATGCAAAAGTTGAAGCATGTACGAACAATGCCGAATTATTAAGCTTGATAGTTAGCGAAGCGACGATCAGTGAAAAGGATTACTTGCTCAGTATCATATTGACCGCGAATGTGGCAAGTGGTAGCGAGGGTCCAATTGTTAATCTTATACCAAAACGATACTAATTATGTTAAGTAAAAAACGAACAATGGACGAGCTTAGACAAACAAAAACGTTTACGCGTCCAAGACCAACTCAATTGGAACAAGATGAATCTGATTGGCAAGCTGCAACATGCGACGCTGCGTTTACGTTAACATACTCGCAAGAATTATTTGATGAAGCCATTGATGCACATTTGGAGCAAGTCGAGAATCAGGACATTACGCCCAAATCCCTACTCAGTATTGGATTCAGCGAAATATATCAGGAACCGGAACCAGGTGCACCAGGATTTATATACTATACATTCGATCGACATGGATTAGATCTAACGTCAACTGATGTTGGCGGTCTTGAACCGTTCCATGTTGTAGATTCAACTGGATTCGTGGTAGTCAACTTTTCTAAATTGAAGGCGTTAGTTAAAGCCTTAGTAGAATTAGAATAATATTAGTGGCAAATAAGGGAGTGGCGAAACTGGGAAACGCTATACGCAAATAAGAGAGATAAGGCTAACAAATCCTTATCGCGCAGGTTCGAGTCCTGCCTCCCTTACAACATTCCAAATTGTTAATAACTTATTGAAAATAATTGCATAGGATTGTTCCGGTTAAATTATTATGCTTATATTTAACTATAACAAATTAAACAAACCTACTATGACTTACGCACAAATCGTTAAAGCAATTTCAACCGCAGATCTTCCAATCGAGCAATTACGTAGCCTAAACATCTTGGTTATCGGCTCAATTAAAGCGAAGAAATCAACATCTGATCGTTCAACTAAAGCACTACTAAGAGTTGGAATGAAAGTTGGAATCGATCACAAAAAATGTAGAAATACCGACTTTGTTATTACGAAGATCAATAGCACTAAGATAGTCGCTGTAGATGATGCTGGTAACAGTTACAATGTTCCAGTTAGTATGTTGATATTTTAATTGAAAATAAGTACATAAAAGTTTTTTTATGTCAAACTTAATGCTTATATTTAACTATAACAAATTAAACAAATCAACTATGACTACTACCTACCAGATCACAACAAAATTCGACCAAACATTTATCATCGATGCTAATCAGTATGGATTACTCGCTGAAGGTGCTCATGTACCAGTTCAGTCATTAGGTCACGATATTTCATTGGACCAACACGTTAAACGAATCGTTCAGATTGACACAGACGAAACTAGGTATATAACGTACGAAGTTGAAGAGACGGAGACAGCACACTACCAGGGCAAGATTGGTTTTTATCAGCACAAAGTTAATCAGGCTGTCGAACAGCTAAACACAAAGCACCTTGCTTTTTATTCATCAAAGCTGGAACGCCTTATAAATCTTGAAGTTAAACGCCAAACAGTTATCAATCGAATGGCAGAGCAAATGGAATCAATAATCGGACCAGCGTCATAATTGTAGCTCGAGACTAAATGATTATATTTACTTATACAAATTAAAACTTACACATTATGAACGATTTCATTTACATAAACGGCGACAAGTACAAGGTGATTACAGTTAACAGATTCACAAATGGAGTTAACGAACCATACGACGTATACGAACTAGTAGAATAATATTAAAAATGGTATCAATCAAACACCTCCCCGTGGTGATACTGGAAATTGGAAGCTATTAGCGGGAAGAGAATAGTCCATCAAAACCAAGTTTGAATATTAGGTAACTGAAGAATACTGGCTCGATTCCTACTGGGATCACTTAAATTAATTTGAAAATAGTTAACATAAAGTTTTTTTATGTCAAACTTAATGCTTATATTTAACTATAACAAATTAACAATAACTAAATACCTACCACATGGAAAATCACAATCTCAACATCACAACATTAGAAACACAGGTACTAACTGAACTAATACAAGGATTATACGCTGAGCCTGGATTCAGCGATGTTTCAGATGCAGATCTAGTTAGACAAACTGGAATTCCAGCTAAATCTATTAGAGGAGTTCTTGGTAGCTTAACTAAGAAAGGTATCATATTCCAATTAACAGCAAGGGAATTGGGTATCGATGATCCATACTGCGATTTCAAAACCATCGTATATTTAGATGATGCTCACCATAACCTTCACCCAGAATGGAAACAACACATATAAAATCAATATGAAAAATGATATCCAAATTGGAGATTCAGCACAATATATCGTGCCATGCTCCTCAACCGCAAGAAACTACGTCAATGTTGAAGTAGTACTGGTTCACGATGGAAATTTTCCACTCGTTGAATTGAACAACGGCCACTCGGCTAGATGGAACGGACGAGATTTTGAACTCGTAGATCTACCATCAACACTTGAATTTATAAAATAACTATTATGGAAAATGCAGCAACTCGATTAGTCGAAGACATTATATCTGCAAACGCAGTGAACGACACATTTGTATCAGTTGATCATGACGATCGAGACATCAACATCTGGCTAAGTAGAGTCAGTAGAAAATGGGTACTAGAAATAGATGGATCGGTTATTGCAACGCATAGGGACGTAGCAGTTGTCGTAAACAAGTTGGTTGATATGAAACTAATTTGAAAATAAGTTCACTATAATTTTCCCGTGTCAAACTTAATGCTTATATTTACATTTATTAATTAACATATCAAACAACATTATGGAAACAGAATTAACATTATTTTTAGACATGCTAGGTAAAGCATCTGGTATTGGATTAGTATTAGCTCCAACAATATTTGGTTTCATGGTTTGGAACAAGCTAAACGTTAAGAGCAATCCAAAGATCAAATCTCTCGAGGCTGCTGATAAGACGATCGTTGAAAGTACAAACGAAGCACTAGCAATTATTCTTGACAGAATGGACGCAATCGAACATACAATATCTGATTTGGATATTGAAAGAAAGCCAATCTCTGGATTTAAAGCAGATAAATAATATGGAAGATCTATCTAACGCAGAATTATACGAAATTCGAGAATTGATCTGTGAAGAAATGGCTAGAACTGGTTCAAATTTGAACGAACATTTATCTTCGGCGCTACGCAAATTATCTAGTAACTTCATAACAAAAAAAGATTAATATGAAAAAACGATGGATTAGTACAATGACTCGAACGTCATCTGAACCAAGTGGTCAAACTGGATCTACACCGCCAGAAGTTGATCAATTTGAATATGAATCGACTGATTTAGAACAAATAGCCGATCGGTTTGACGCAATTCAAACACATGCCGGCAGGGTTGGTAAGCAGGATTTAGAGCTTAGTCAATTAAGTTTTGAATGTGGGCGCATTTATGCAGACCTTAAGGCGATAAACTCCGATTTACGACAAATTCTTAGTACAATAAAATCAATATAACCAATCAACAAAATATGACAGTATTAGACGTGTACAGCAATATGGTTTCAATGGTATGGCCAGACTCAGAAGTAGAAACTATTCTTAAATCGGACTTTATTAGATTGTACGGCAGCAGCCCAATCAGTAATTATCATACTTTAAATTGTTAATAACTTTTAAAAATAAATGATCAATTGTTTTCCGGTTGGGAAAATATTGCTTATATTTATACTATAAATAACAAATTAACACTAACTAAACCTACGCAACATGCAAAATCAAGCAAAATCAGGAATCAACTCATCATCAATCGTTTTGATTGTATTCGTTATCTTGAAGTTAACAAACCTAATTTCATGGTCATGGACATGGGTTCTATCGCCAATCTGGATTCCAATTCTATTGGTCGTATCTGTTGTAGCAATTGCAGCTGTAGCAAGTTTTGTATATAGTAATTTCATAAAGTAAACAATCCAATTATGACAATCAAATCACAAGTATTAGAATACGTTGCAACAAAACGTGGAGCAACATACACTGAGATTATAACCTTCGTTTGTAAGTTGAATGGTATTACATACGACTATCGCAAAAACAGAGGATATTACAGCTCAGCATTTAGTTCATCTGCCAATCCATATTTCCTAACTGGAAAAGACAGACTATCCAAATTTTGGGATGGCAAATACTACGCAGTTTTCGGAAAAACAAAGGCCTAGATAATGTATCATAATGTTAACAATCTAGTAACATTGAATTAATACACTTCGGCTAGCCAATCATATTTATATTCATATGAAACAACACACAAAAATAGACGTTAGCGGTTTTTTATACGTAGCAATAATGTTGACTGCATATATATTAGGCCTGTAGAATTAGATTGTTAATAACTTTTGAAAATAAATGTAAAAACGTTTTCCGGTTGGGAAAATATTGCTTATATTTATACTATAAATAACAAATTAACACTAACTAAACCTACTTATTATGAGCAGAACTAAAAAACCAAATCAATTCATTTACGGAATCGAAATTACAAAGCCACATTCAAGCGAAATGTACAGCCACAACGATACAGTTGCTGATAACATGAAGACAATTATTATGGAATTGGGTGGTAAACTTCGCAAGTTAGCCGATGATGAAAGCAATCCAAGTTCGGAAACAGCATTTAGAAATGTGGTTGCTACAATGTGCTACAGATTCGGAGAAGGTTTCACATTAGACGATATCTTCAAGGAATTCAGTAGAACAGTTTCTGATTCTGAAAACTGGTTCATGAACGAATCATACGGAGATTTACATAGCGATGGATTAGTTCCGACATTGGAAGTTGGAATGGTTGGTCACGGTAATATTAGCTATGTCTAGGGAAGAATACATTGCAATGCGCAATTCAAGTAATTTGAATGTGCAATTGCTTTTTTCGTATTTTGTCAAAAACGGCGGAGACAGTAACTATAATATGTTTATGATGGCATTGCGATCTATGGACATATCAAGTATTACTAAGCACCTCGATAAGGAATTCAGCCTATCAATTTTATCGAGTAAAGAAGGAACATTCATAAAAGCATACTAACATGACAGAATGGAAATTAACTAGATCACGAGACGGTTTAACCAAACTATCTGATCAAATTGGATTTATATCATGGAAAGACGACGACACATTCGATGAACTTATCATCGGTATCGACGGCATAAAAATTGGTAGAAGTCTAATACTCGGTCCATTTACAAACGAATATGTTTGGCAGACCACCGTCATAAACACAGTTCAGTTTGGCGTTGATGGATCACTAACGATCGACACACTCAATTCAATATACACCCTAGAAAGACAAGACTAATGAGAATTTGGCACATAAGCGATACTCACACGTATCATGGTCACTTGAATATACCATCAGATATTGACATGGTGATCTTTTCAGGAGACTGTTCGAACCCTAGAAATCAATATGCAAATGAGCCTGAGGTTCGTTCGTTTATAACATGGTTTAGTAGTCTACAAATCAAGCACAAGATATTCGTTGCTGGAAATCACGACTCAAGTATCGAATATGGACTTGTCGATAGGGACCTATTCAAGGCAAATGGTATCGTCTATTTGGAAAATGAATCAGTAACGATCGATGGTATTAACATATGGGGATCACCGTTCTCTCCAACATTCGGAGACTGGTCGTTCATGAAAAATCGATCAAAATTAAGTCGACTTTGGGCTGAAATTCCAGATAACACGAACATTGTTATTGTGCACGGACCACCTAAGGGCATATTGGACCTATCAACTGATAGATTCGGAGCATTAGAATACTGTGGATGTTCGGCTTTAGCAAAACGATTATTGACTGTTCGTCCAAAACTAGTATTATTTGGACACATTCACAATTGCGAAGGCATAATCAATGCTGGAACAAAAACGATTGCAGGAATCGACACACTTTATAGTAACGGTTCATGCGTAAAAGACGGAAGATTTGGCAAGAATACTGGCCAAGGTAACATTTTAACATACGCAAAATGATCGAAAAAATAATGGGAATAATCATAACATTGTTTGTAGCAATATTTATGATAACAATTGGGCTCGACCTAATTAGTGAACCGAATACAACTAAGAATATCGCCGGATTCTTAGTCGTACTTTTAACAATTTATTCCGGTATTAAATTAATCAACAGGTAGTTATATGAAAAAGCAAATTTTATTAGTATTAGGGGTAGCAACGTTATTGTTATCTTCATGTGGATATGAGCGTATTGACGCAGGACACGAAGGAATTAGAGTTAATCTATATGGAAATGAAAAGGGAGTGCAAAACGTAACAGCAGTTACTGGAGCAGTTTGGTACAATCCATTCACGACAGAGGTATATGAAGTACCAACGTATGTTCAAAACGCAGTTTACACTAAGCAAGACACTCGTCATTCCGATGAAAATGAGGAATTTAGAATAACGACGAGTAATGGACTAGTTGTTGCATTCGATGTATCTATAAACTATTATACTCCAGCTGAAAATGTTGTAAGTATATTTAAGAAATATCGTCGACCAATTGGAGAGTTAGAAAAAACGATCGTCAAGAACTATATGCGTGATGCGTTTAACTCAACAGCTGCAAACTATTCAGCTTCGGAATTATATGAGCGTCGTAATGACTTCCAAACTGAGTCAGAAAATGCGATTAGAACGATTCTCGAGCCAGAAGGATTTGTCATCGAACAAGTTGTATTATTAAATGAGTTGAGACTTCCAAAATCGGTTGTGTCGAACATCGAAGCGAAGGTTAATGCTACTCAAATGGCATTACGTAAGCAAGAGGAATTGGCTCAAACTACAGCAGATGCAGAGAAAATTGTTGCAGAAGCAGAGGGAGATGCGAAAGCTATGCGAATTAATGCAGAGGCCGAACGTTATGCTTTCCAGCAGAAAAACACAGCATTGACCGATCTATTGGTTCAACAACAGATGATCGAGAAATGGGATGGTAAATTGCCAACATACGGCGTAGTACCACAGTTATTTAAGTCCGTAACCGGCAAATAACAGTATAGCTGTTGATGGTACCAGCAAACTAAGGTCTTTAGTTGGGTTTTCCACCCATAATTAAAGTTAGACAACCATCACCCGGACCCTTAGCTCAGTTGGTTAGAGCAGAACACTCATAATGTTAAGGTCACTGGTTCGAGTCCAGTAGGGTCCACTCAACAATAATTAGCACCATGTATATTTATTAATGAACAGATTTAAACCATGGAGCAAAAGATGAAAAAGATTAAGGCGGCATTATGTATATTCATGTTATTATCGACAGTATGTACCGCACAGACAACCTATATATCAGATGTGACCAACCTGTATGATTGGAATGGTATGGCTTATCAATTAGATGAATCATTCAAATCTGAAGTTGCATTTACAATCCACGAAGAGTACATAGAAGTAATGTTAAACGATACCGAGATTATTCATACTTGGTGGGTATTGATTCCAGAATGCGATGATGCATATGACTGTTACATAACAGACGGAGATAAATCCAAAATTTGTATATTCCATGAGGAAAAGTCAATTGTTTTTTGGACAGTTGAAGATGAAAATGGCCAGTACCTTAAGGCCATCGAATTGGCAAATATATTAATTATAAAATAGTTGATATAATATTTTTTTATGTCATTTTAATTGCTTATATTTACTTATAACAATTAAACATATCAACTATGAGCAATTCAAACAAATGGGTAATTTTCGATCTAGATGGCACCCTAGCACTTATTGATGATCGACGATCCTTTAGCACAAAGGACAATGGGAAGATTAATTGGACTAAGTTTTTTGATCCAAATAATATCCAAATGGATAAGCCCAATAATCCAGTCATAATCATGGCACAAACACTCAAATCACAAGGTTTCAATATTGCGATATTTTCTGGTCGATGTACTGGAACAAAGGACACTACAACAAAATGGCTTGATAAATTCAATGTACCATTTGACAGTATCACAATGAGACCACTAAATTCATTCACACCCGACGATAAGCTCAAATCAGATTGGTTCGACGCTAAATTTCCAAATCAATCTGATGTACTATGTATATTCGATGATCGCGATAAGGTCGTGAAAATGTGGAGAGATAGAGGATTAACGGTTATGCAAGTCGCTCCTGGTTCATTTTAACATTAATAGACATTCAATATGAAAGCAATACATAAATTCAACAACGGGTATGGCGCTACATTATGTAACCAATGTCGCTGCATTATCGGTAGAGGATTACATAACGCAGTTTTATGTGAAAATTGCATTAAAAAACAACAAACTAACACGGACAAAACTATGACACAAGATGAAAAGATATTATTAGATTGGTACGGACAAGGTTGGCACGACGAATTATGGGGTTGGGCAGATGCAAACATCAAATTTATTGCAGATGAATATTTGCCGGCATATAAACTAGGCCGGGATCATGCAATATTGGGAGATGAATCTGACCTAATTGAATCTATGGCAGATCGGGCTATTCTGAAACAAATACTCAAACGCAGTGATCGTTAGAAATTGTTAATAACTTATTGAAAATAATCACATAGGATTGTTCCGGTTAAAGAATAATGCTTATATTTAACTATAACAAATTAAACAAACCTATTATGATGATAATTGTAGAATGCATAGATCCAGGCGTATGGAAGAACCATTTGACATTAGGTTCAAAGTACAATGTAATTGCATTGGACGAAGATGTTTACCAGCTTATAGATGATAGTGGAGAGATAAACTACTACTTTATAAATAGATTCAACAAACTAAAACAAGACTAAGATGAGTACTGAAATACTATTAGCGAATTTATTAAGTCTAGTACCAAAACGATTAGCTAATGATTTAGCTAGACTGATTGATGTTCGTATTAAGGAGCTTACTAACAAGCGAGTAATAGAAGAGTTGGAGAAGCAATTAGAAAATTACTTTAATCAAGAAGTAGAAACCTACCTATCAGATAATCTTAAAAATAGAATCAAAGAACTAAAACAAGAGTAAGATGGATAGAGAAAGACTAGGAAAGATAAATACAATTACAATGGAGCTAAACGATTTACTTCAAGAGCACGAAATAAAGAATAAGGATTCGTTTTTAAGTGGCGTATCAAGTATTATATGTCAACTAGACACCGATATTGCTATTGAAGTAATGGAATCCTTTGGTGAGGAAGGTAAGAATGAAGCACTTTCAATTAAAATTAATTACGGATACTAAACAAGACTAAGATGGCGATAGATATACACGAAGAAGCTATAGAGCTAATGATCAAATGGGATCAGACATACCGTATGGATAATCAGATATCTCTAGATGAATACTTAGCAGAGTATAGTGTAATAATGCATGTAGAAGACATAGAAGCTGGATGGAACCTCTTCTATAGGCTAAAGGGAAATAAACGGAATATATTGCATGACAGGTTATTAAATACAATACACCAGCCATCGACTTCAACTGAAGCTAAAGAGCTCCATAGTTACTTAGTTAAAATATACGTAGACCAGTATGTAAGAGAAATGCTTACAGAGGAACTTGAAAACGTAGTAGAGGTAGCAGAACACCATAGGAAAGCCTCATCGGTTATAAGCCATGCTAAGTATAGAATAGAAGAGCTCTCTCGAGATCATTTTGACAAATAGAGATTGTTAATAACTTTTGAAAATAAACAGTCCAAGATTGTTCCGGTTAAATTATTATGCTTATATTTACTTATAACCAATCAAACAAACCTACTATGGAAAACAATACAGAATCAAACACATCTGAATTTATAATGGCTCATTGGAGTGCATTAGACTCAACATCAATTGAACGGTATTTTAGCGATCGATCAGAGGCGCTTATACAGCAATTAGCTGACGATTCGGATCAGCTTCCGATTCAAGCGGAAACCAACGATAAATTAGACGCTGATATTATGCATGATATGTTATGTAAAGATATCGCATTTACTCGAGACAGAATTAGAGCATACTCTAGCATATTGGAGACCGATTTAGAATACTACATTAGAAAAATCCTTATTTCCGATCTCGCTGATGCAAAGAAACGATTAATTATGCTAGTCGATCAAATGCACAGTTAAATAGAAATTGTTAATAACTTTTGAAAATAATGTTAAATTTATTTTCCGGGTTAATCGATTATGATTATATTTAACTATAAATAACAAATAACAAATAACAAATAACAAATAACAAATGACCAAATTACGAATATTCATTGACCTAGATGGTGTATTGGCAGATTTTGCATTACTCGCATCAGCTCACCCAAACTTTACAGGGGATGGACATTGTCCAGATTTAGACCTCGATTTTTCGATATTACAACCTATACCCGGAGCTAAGTTAGCTGTTCAAGCTTTACTTGATTCCGGTCATGACCTGTTGATCGCTTCTACGGCTCCTTGGGATAACCCAAATGCTTGGACGCAAAAGCGATTATGGGTAGCAGATCACTTTCCACAATTTAGAAAAAAATTAATATTGACACATAGAAAAGATCTATTGATCGGAGACATACTAATCGACGATCACACTTGGAATGGAGCTGGAGATTTTAGTGGAAAACTAATCCACTTTGGCACTGATCAATTCCCAGACTGGACATCAGTTGTAGATCACGTTAATATATTAGCAACCAACTAAATCATATCAATATGAGGAAACGCAGTCACAAATACAAAATCGGAGACGATGTTCAATTTAGATATATGGATGGTACCATTAGGTACGGTGAGGTTACTCGCATAGGTTACGCTGGAGATAACTGGGATCATATCCCGACTGACTTCTCTGCAATGATATATACTATTACAGTTATAAATAACGGGGATATCCGGGGCTACATGGTGTACCCATGCGTCGGAGAGGCTAGAATAATATCGGCAAATGGCCAATTAATTAAATCGTGTAAGTATGGATCTAATTATACAACAGTTAAGGCTAAGCCATCTAAGCGTAAAAAACTCAAAAAGAAACCTTCCGTTAAATCTTCTGCGACAATTGTATTAAAGAAAGCTGTTCCACGTAAGCGTAAACAAACTGATTTAGATTTAGCTATTAAGAAACAACAACGTTTTATAGACGGAAAAACAAAATAATATGGGTGCAAACAAACAATATATCAATATTGATACAATCAAATGTGCTTGGACAATCAATGGTGCTGAAGGAATATCAAATCTATATACGATGTCTGAAACAATTATAATGTGCGACAATGAATCTAGGTATATTGGAGAGATCATGGAAAAGCAATTGACCATTGAAGACAAGCGTCATTTGATTCATATATACATTGATGCCTACCTATTTGAAAATAATTCAACAAAATAATGAAAATAAGTTGAAAAACATTTTACCGAGTCAAAAAATATTAATATATTTACAACATAATTATTTATTACTAGTTATTATATAATATCTATTAATATCCTAATAACATTAATATATCTGAAAATAATATATTAATAAATACAGCTTCGCTGTAATTACAATCAATAATTCAAATTAACAATCAAACCAAAACAATTAAACTATGTCAAAGACATTCAAAACCAACGTAGATCATCAGTCAAAATTTAACCCTTCAAAGTATGGTAAAACATGGGCAACAATAGATTTTGAACTAGCACATGGACCTAAAGCATTACATCCAATTGCTCCAGCTACTCAACCAATTATTGGTACTCTATTAATTGCAGGCAAACGAGTTGAAATTACGTTTACAGAGTCAAATAAGATAATGGAAACATTAATGGATGCTCAGACACAATATAATGTCGCCAAGAGAATGGGACAATTGGAGTCAGGTACTGGAACGTATAGAGGCTAATATATGTTTATATTAGGACTAATTGTAGGTGCAACAGTTGTAACCGCAATACATTACGTATTAAATCGACGCATTAAAACTCGATTGGGTGATAAATTACTTATTAATGACTTGTTAAGGAAGGAGTTGAATAAGAAGGACTAACCCTCCGGTAGAAATAATTTTTGTATGTGTATAAGGGCTCAATTTAATTTGAGCCCTTATATTTATAATAGATCAAGACAACTGGTCTATTAATTTACATTAAACATATTATATCATACATATGAACAGCGAAGAACAAATAGACGACACTGAATTTATTAATGCGGCATTTGATACAACATATTTACTATTTATTGGTGAAATGAGTATTGAAATGTTGATGAATTCGTCTGAAGTTGAAGTACCAACATTATATGATCCATATAGCCTAGACAAATTAGAGTTTGTTGATATATTACGCGATATGTTGGATCATTATGAAGTTACCGAAGAATATGAGCGATGCGCAAAAATATTCAAACTAATAAATAATGAACCTGAACATGAAGCAATTATCGCTGAATTGGTAATTGACGAACCATATTATGGAACTGAAGATATACCAGATATTCAACCTGATATGCAATCAATTGACCAGCTAATCGCACAAGCTAGCACAATAGATAATAAGCTTAACGATGTTACTGACCTTGAAATATGGAGCATATTATCAGATGCTGATAAATCTATATTCAACGGTGATATTGTTGCATTTTGTAAATGGGCAGAATTACTTGATAAAAAAACACGAGATGATTACATCGAACGATTATTAGACGATGGACCATTAATACCAGATCAACCTCTATACAATAATATAGAACACGAACAAATTACAGATGATATCATAGACAACTACGCAGATTCATCTGAAGAAATTAATTATCATGACAATATTGTAATATCGTATCTTGATAAATATACAATCATAAGTCACACCAATTTGACCAAACTAACTAATTTACAGATAAAGTTTGCGCAAAACGGCATAATTGATATGTCGATTAGACAAAAACCAAATCCATCCGGACAAGGTATCATATACAGTTTGATATATGATTCATCACAAAAACATATCCCCATTAGCTGGAATTGAAAACTCCTAGGGAAATTGTAGGTAAAGTATCATCTGCATCCCGAAATGTGGCTTACAGCAAAATTTGTGATCAATGGGAACAATTCGGAACATGGATCAGCTTCATTGTTAATCAATGGCTGTAGTGAAATTAAATATAACTAATAATTTCACTATATTTAAAATAAAATAAACAATAGGAAATAGTTATGGCAAACGAAGAAAATACATACGATTCATATTACAAGCCTGGTACCAGATGGAACGAAAGTCCGGATAGATTATACAAATATATGGAATGTAAACTATGTGGCGGATATGACAGAGTTGGAGAGAACGCAACTGCAGTAACATGCCAACATTGTGTCGCTGATATGGTTGATCCACCAGAAACATCTCAACATAAACGTCAAGAAGATAAAAAACCTGCTGGATGGCACTGGATGGCGGTTTACGTTCACGGTGATGGTACAGTTTATCATAAGGGAACTGAACAACCTGATCTTAAGGGTACACTTGATAAAACAGTCATAGCGCCAAAAGTTAGGTTATCCAAGAAAGAAAAGGACAGATACAAATATGAGGCTGCCCTAAAAATAAGCAAGTTAAAGAAAAAACTGGCAACACTTCGTTGGAAAAAAGATAAGAAAATAGTTCAAGCAGAAATAAAATATTTTTCTAGAATAGCCGTTGGAAAATTCCCAGAAGGATTCAAAGAAAAACTTTTTGCTGAATAATTTTTTTATGTCAATTTTTTTTCTTATATTTAGCTATAACAAAAAATACAACGAGGAAAATTGATGGAATATGATAAATTAGTATATGTACGTGGTTCATTATCAAAGGAAGCGCAACGAATTGAATTTGCGGTAAGTAACGACTTATCAATAACTGAATTCAAGCGAACCTGTAAACGACTGGCATATGCTTTAGGCTATAGTACATCATTGGTCGATACTCATTTCGGAAACGATACTGAAAAAGGCAACATCAAGCAATTACAAATTTTATTCGATTAATATGAAAAAATTATTGTTTATCTTTCCATTATTTGCATTTACTTATCCAACCGCTGATATTGAAATTGTTCCGATTAAATTAGAACAGATTCATATAACAGTGGTTGAACTTGACATTCCAAGTTTAGCTAATGCAATAATATTCGTAGAATCTTCAAATAATGATTCTGCATATTGTAAAGTAGAAGACGCTGTAGGTTGTATGCAAATTAGGCGAACAATGGTAAGAGATATCAATAGGATATTAAAGACTCAGCGCAAGCAACACAGATACAAATATAAAGACAGATGGAATAGATTAAAATCAATTGAAATGTTTAACATATACATTGAGCATTATGGTTTAGATACATCTGAAGAAATTGCTAGAGCCTGGAATGGTGGTCCGAGAGGATATAAGAAAAGCGCAACAATCAAATATTGGAATAAAGTAAAAAAATGGTTATGAAGACAAACGAAGAAAACTTATTAGAAAATTGGAACAGACTAATGACAGTTATAGATACTGAATTTAGTGGTACAAGGCGAGATAATATCAAGCACATGTATGAAACATTAGAAGAGCGAATGATTGCTGCTCCTGCATCAGGAATAGAACATTATCATAATTGCTTTGCTGGTGGATATGTAGATCATGTATTACGGGTATTAAATTGTTCTATTAAATTACATGGTGCATGGAGTAGTATGGGTGCAAATGTTACTGGTTATAGTCGCGAAGAACTATTATTTGCAGCATTGAATCATGATTTAGGAAAGGTCGGAGATTTACTTAATGATTACTATGTACCAAATCCATCAGATTGGCACAGAAAAAATCAAGGTAAAATATATGACATCAATCCTGAAATCCAGAATATGTCAGTACCACATAGAAGTTTATGGTTATTACAGAACTTCAATATCAAATACTCTCAAAATGAAATGATTGCAATAATGATACACGATGGAATGTATGACGATGGAAACGTTTCATACTTTAAATCATATGACAAGCATAGAAAAATGCACAACCATATGCCATTATTATTACATCATGCTGACCATATGGCTAGCCAAATTGAATACGAACATTGGAAATCTAATCAGGGTGTTACAGCAAGTATGACAAATACACAAAAGTCAGCAGTAGCAGCCACAGCTCATAAACCTAAGAAGGTTACTGGAAAAGTATCTACATCAGAATCGGATGCACAGGAACTGTTTAAGGGGTTATTCGGAGACTCATAATGGAATATATGTTATGTACCATTATACTAATACTTACATTAGTTGTTATAAACCTAATTCGAAAGTTTGACCAATCACAAGATACGGTTGAACAAATTGAACTTGAACAAAAATCTATTTTATTAAACTTAAATAATACGTTTGATAATCTAAGAGAAATTGATTCAAAGGGTGGATTCGCTAGTGATGATGAGGTAGGACAAATATTTGATGCAATTAAAGATGAAATTAATGGCTTAGAGGCAATATATGGAAGTAATGATGAGTAAGAGTCCAGTCGATATATTTTATGACAATTTACCAATGTACGAAGAAGAATTGGAGATATTATTAAATCCAAACGTTGTTCGTAGAGGTAGAAAGCGTAAAAATAAAATGTATTTTACGCCAATAACTGAAAAAGCAATTATCGCATATAATATTGAACCATCAAAAATTAAACGTGACAGATTATATAACGCACACATACATTATTCAATGTGGAAGTTAACGCAAAATATAATTAATAGGTTTAGATTTCCATATATGGATGGAACAACTGAAGATAAGCAATATGAAGTTATGGGATTTGTTTTACAAAAATTGAATAAATTTACAGCTGAAAAAGGTAAAGCATTTTCATATTTTAGTATTGTTGCAAAAAATTATTGCATTCAAACAAATAATAAAGCATACGCTAGATTGAAAACTAAAGATGATGTATTATCTATAGATAAAAATAGAAATATTGTTAATGAAGTTGGAAATACTGAACGATTGGCTGCAATAAAAGAATTTATGGATACGTTTATAGATTATTATGAACGAAAAGTTGAAACAATATTTACTAAACAGTATGAGCGTAGAATAGCATATGCAATATTGGAATTGTTTAAACAACGTGAAAACATTGAAAAATATAATAAGAAAGCGCTATATTTGTTAATACGTGAAATGACAAATGAACGCACACAAGATATATCTAAGGTTGTTAACATCATAAAGAAAGAATATATTGAAAAATACAATATGTATGAAGACAAACTTAGTTAAAACATTGTTATGTAACATATAACGATCATAGGCAATATTGCCAACAATAAATACAAGGAGAATATAATATGGATTACGTTTTTAAGTACGCAGAAGGATTTTTATCTGGATTATTCGGATTACTTATGTCAATTTTACCAATTGCAATTTTATTTCAGGTTTTAACCGGAGGAGTTGTTTTTGGGATGGATGTTATTGGAAACATTAGCACAATCATTAGTTACATTGGTAATGGCGGATTTGTCGGCTTAGTAACACTAGTTGTTGTTATGTCGTTCTTTGCTAACCCAAAGAAGACTAAAAAATAGATTACATACCAACATATTGTTGATAATTAACCCCAATCTTTTGATTGGGGTTTTTTTGTTTCATATATTTATATTAAACAAAGGAACAGTACAATGGAACAAGGTGATGACATATTCGAGGGTAAGACATTTTCCGGATTAATGAAGAATATATATGATAATTCGATCCGAAAAGAAGCCCAAATAGCTGAACTAATTAAGCAATTGCAACCAATGATTAAGAACATCGGAGATGCAACAATATTAGTGCCAATAATAAAAGACTACTTAGATGTAGCAGTTAAAAATGACGACCATTTGATTAAGATGGCAGCAATAGTTCAACGTGCAGAAGGCAGATCATCGTCGAATGCTAGTGGTGGAACATTATTGACGCCTGAAGAAAAGAAACAACTATTAGATGCAGCAGCTGAAATGGAAGACAAATAATGGCTGGAGTAGTTTGGAACGATAATACGCTACATGATGGATATTCATCATCAAAAACATCAAGTAAGCAGCCGAATGGATATTCATTGGGAATTGTCGCATCACAAGCCACTGATGGAATTGGTAGTGTAACATGTAAACTATTGCGTCAATCTGGCGAAATACAAACAATAGTAGCTCATCCAATCGACGCAAACAGTTTCACAATGCCATTAATAAATGAATCAGTATTTTTATTCAACAGTTCACACGATTCAGACTGGTACTATACTGGCATCCTCAACAACACATCAAACATCGGATATATGTTAAATGATAAAATAACAATATTAGATGACGGTGAACCACCAGAAGAAACAATCAAGAAGCAACCAACTGACAGGAATATAATTACTCCTGGTCAAACAATATTACAAAGCCGATATGGTTCATCTATATTAATGGGAGCCAAACATGACGCAATACAGTCGGATTGGTCATTAGATGGCGAAGATGGAGAACCGATAATCATTATTAGAAATGGTAAATCAACTTCCCCAACAATCAAAGATGACAGCGCTCAAATTGTACTGACGTCTGATCAATCCATCCCAACATCGGCCAAAGCCCCACTCACATTTGAACGACCTGACCAATACGTCGGTAGTCAAGCTATAATCGAAGCTGATAGAATAGTATTCCATGCTAAAGCAGATAGTTTAGTTTTGTCTGCTGTAGATAATGTTGGAATATCAACAAATAGCTGGGCAGTTGATGTCGAAGTCCTCATGACACAAATCGAAGCGTTGACAAAGGCTATGATGGCGTTAACGATTCCAACTAGTCTTGGTCCTGGAATGCCAATAAATATAGCTGATTTTTCCAAAGTACTGATTGAGCTAAACAAGATGAAACAATAATATTGCAAACAGCTTAAAACCAATCCTATTAGATATTTATAATAAACATAGGAGTGAGCAATGACGAAAAAAGATTTGGTAAAAATTATCAAAGCGGTTGTACAACGAGAAGTTGAATCTGCTGTCAAAACGCAGATTAGCGAAATGATGGATACAACCCCACCAGTGAAAAACTATACGCAACAATTATCGCTTAATGACGCAATCAATGAGACAGCAACTGCAGCAGAGCCGGAATGGCCAACTATGCAAAACTTCACAAGTGATATGCGTTCACAATTTATGGCAATGAATAGTAATACACCTCATACGCCAGCTATGACTGACATTAATAATCGTCCAGTCGACACATCCAAACTTGATCCATCATTATCGTCTGCATTAACTAGAGACTATTCAGAATTAGTTAAACGATTCAAATAATGGCTAAGCTGGACGAACATATACACCGAATAAATCCTCTAGACTTAGAGGTTGATATTGCTATCGGCATCGGTCTTCCAATGTCTGGCGATAAATTTGGCACATTCAACCTAAATTATACGTCAAAGGAACAGATTATATCAAATTTGAAAAACCTAATATTGACAATGAAGGGTGAACGTGTTATGGAGCCTGAGTTCGGAACAAATATATATAGACTAATGTTCGAAACAGCTGACACAGTCACATTAAATAAACGAATCAGATTAGACATAACATCAAGTATCAAACGATGGATGCCTGGTGTACAAATATCGGCAGTCGATACAACCATGCTCGACCATACAATGAATATATCAATATCATTTGTAGTACCAAACTTCAACATATCAGACACATTTTCAATGGAAATAAATAGGGCATAATAATGGGCAAAGACATTAAATATATAAACAAGGACTTTAACAGTATAAAAGCTGAGTTGACGGCATACGCTAAAAACTATTTTCCGACAACGTATAATGATTTTAACTCTGCTTCACCTGGAATGATGTTCATGGAAATGACTGCGTACGTTGGTGATGTATTATCATATTATACTGATTATGCAATGAAAGAAAATATGATCCAGTATGCGCAAGAACGTAAGAATATATATGCGCTAGCACAGTCATTTGGATATAAACCTAAGATTAGTGCAGCCTCTATTGTATCATTAGACATATATATGGAAGTCCCTGCAACTGGTATCGGAGCTGATTCATTGCCAGACCTAAACTATGCTGGAATACTTGAAGCAGGATTGGTTGTTACTGGAATAAGAG